TGCCCACGAGTGGGAGAAGCAAATTGAATGGCTTCAGAAAGAAGTTATCACACGTCTGGGGCGGCACGGAAAATTACTTATCGTAGGAACCCGTGTCGCGCCCATTGACCTTTATAAAATGATTCGTGATGGTGGGCAGTGGTCGGGTGGCAAGACTCCCTTTACCTACTGTGCTATGCCAGCAGTTCTTGAATTTGATGAGAAGCCTGAGAACTGGAAAACATTGTGGGCTAAAACTAATATTCAAGAAAATGATATTGATGAGGTACTAGAAGATGGACTATACCCAAAGTGGGATGGACCCTCGCTTTTTAAGAGACGTTCCGAGGTTGCTCCGTCAGTCTGGGCTATGGTCTACCAACAAGAAGACGTCCAAGAAGATTCTATCTTCTCGCCAAGTTGTGTCGCAGGTTCAGTCAACGGAATGCGTAAACGTGGACCTCTCAAAGCAGGAGTTCCAGGTCATCCAAAGCATATAGAATCTGGTTATACAATCATTGGTCTTGACCCTGCTATGGCAGGTGCCACCGCTGCAGTAGTAGCAACCTATAATCGTAGTGATAGCAAGATTTATATTCTTGATTGCATCAATATGACTGAGCCTACACCTGCCAAGATTCAGACTTTGATTGAAGAGTGGGTTGAGAAATACAAACCACAAGAACTAAGAATTGAAATTAACGCTCACCAGAAGGCTTACGCCCTAGATGATAACTTGAGAAATTTTCTAGCCTCTTATGGTTGCCAGTTAAACTCACACTTCACTGGTAAGAACAAATGGGACACTTCTTTTGGTGTGGCATCTATGGCTACGCTATTTGGAAACACCCGTGATGGTCGCTTCCAAGATAACAACTTAATTGAATTACCAAGCAACGAAGGCTCTGAAGGTCTTAAGGCGCTAGTACAGCAACTTATTACGTGGAAGCCTGATACTAGAAACCCTACTGACTGTGTGATGGCTTTATGGTTTGCAATCATTCGCATACGCGAACTAATGCAACGCTCTTCAAAGGTAGGACAGTTTGCTCAAAATCGTTGGGCAACTCAAGCACAAATTAACCAACGTCAATCTATTAATTTAGATGAGGCATTTTCGGACCAATGGTCTCAACAATACAGTTAGGACAACAATGGCTTTAACAATAGAGCAAGTAACGGCACGGGTTGATTCCCTGCGTTACCGCAATCACGAACGTGATGCACGCAACCTAGATGTACTTGCTGTCCGTAAAGGAAAGATTGCTGAAGTATATCCTAACTTCTTTCCAGAGGGCGTTGATGCTAACGTAGTAGCAAACTTTATTGACATTGTTGCACGTGACCTTTCAGAGGTTATGGCTCCACTTCCAGCAGTTAATTGTTCTGCAGCAAACGCGGTTAATGACCGCGCTCGTACCTTTGCTGATAAGCGCACTCGTATCGCCTCTAACTATTTCCAACACTCAGACTTAGCAGTACAAATGTACTCAGGTGCTGACTGGTATCTAACATATGGTTTCGTCCCATTCATTATTGAATTAGACGATGAAGCAAAACTGCCACGTATTCGCATAGAAAATCCTATTGGGGCTTACCCAGAATTTGACCGCTATGGACGCTGTGTGGCATTTGCTAAGCGATACTCTATGACACTTGGTGAACTGGTATCTCAGTTCCCAGAGTTTGATAGAGAACTTCTTGGACCAGATGGATATAAGCAAGACCTTAATGCAACAATTGAGATGGTTCGTTATTACGACAAAGACCAATCTATAATTTATGTACCACGTAGAAGTAACTTAATTCTTTCTCAGGCTGCTAATCCTCTTGGTAAGATGATGGTTGTTGTAGCACGTAAGCCATCTATTGATGGTGAACTACGTGGACAGTTTGATGATGTACTTGGCATTCAATTGCTCCGTAATCGTTTTGCTTTACTTGCTATGGAGGCTGCTGAAAAATCCGTACAGGCTCCTATTGTACTTCCACAAGATGTACAAGAACTACAACTTGGTGGAGATGCTGTTATTCGTACAGCCAATCCAGCAGGTGTTCGCCGTGTTGAACTTACACTTCCACAAGGTGCATTTACCGAACAGAATATTCTTAATCAAGAACTTCGTGTAGGTACACGTTATCCTGAATCTCGTACTGGAAACATAGATGCCTCTATTGTTACTGGTCAAGGCGTACAGGCTCTTATGGGAGCATTTGATACACAGGTTAAATCCGCACAAGCAATTTTTGCTGCAACACTTCGGGACATTATTCAAATTTGCTTTAATATAGATGAAGTAATTTACCCAGAAGAAAAAACAATTCGTGGAGTAGATTCGGGTTCACCTTATGAAATTACATACAAGCCATCTAAAGACATCAAGAGCGATTACTCTGCTGATGTTCGTTATGGTATGCTTGCTGGTCTTAACCCAGCGCAAGGTCTTATCTTTATGCTTCAAGCACTTGGAGGAAAACTCATCAGCCGAGATATGGCTATGAGGGAACTACCATTTACAGTTAACGTTACACAAGAATTAGAAAAAATTGAAATTGAAGATATGCGCACTGCGCTACTTGGTTCACTTACAGCATATACACAAGCAATCCCACAGATGGCAGCATCTGGCGGAGATGCCTCTGATGTCGTGCGTAAGATTGCTGCGGTTATCAAGGCTCGTCAAAAGGGTCAAGCACTAGAAGACGCAATTGAAGCCACATTCGCTCCGCAGCAGCAAGTTCCTCCTGCTGGGGCACCAACTCAGGTAGAGCAACCGTCCCCTGCTCCCTCTGGAGTTCCAGCAGGAGGCGCTCTTGCGCCAGAAGGTCAAGCACCAGCAGAAATGCAACAACAGGCTCCAGACATTCAATCAATTCTTACAAGCCTAACAGCATCTGGCAAAGGAAACGCAAGAGTAGTTACACGAGGTTAACTAAGTAGGGGACAATGACAACAATTATCGGCTTAGAGTATAAAGACAGTGCAGTAATTGTTGCTGATAGTCAGACAACTGATGACAGTGGGCGAATTTATAATCACCCTGATGTCAAAAAGATTGCTGAACGGGGACACTTTTTAGTCGCAGGTTCTGGAGAAGTTCTGCCTTGCGATGTAGCACAACATATATGGGAACCACCAGTCCCCTCTAAGGCTGATTACAAAGACTTATATCATTTTATGATTGCCAGGGCTATGCCTTCTCTACGCAAATGCTTATCTGAGAATGGATATAACTTTGATGAAGATACAAAAGAAATGCGCTTTCAGTTTATTATTGCTGTAGGCGGAGAAATATTTGATGTAGACCAAGATTGTTCAGTATCTAAATCTGACACTAATGTTTATGCAGCAGGTTCTGGAGCAGCATATGCGCTAGGCGCATTACACGCAGGCGCAGACGCTTACGAAGCAATGGAAATTGCAAGTAAGTTAACTGCATTCACAGCGGGACCTTATCTATCTAAAACACAATTAAAACATATTAAGTAGGAGGAACAATGGCTGAAAATCGTGGGGGTATGCGCCCAAGCGCACCACAGAATAATCCTGCTAATGTTTCTGGTATAGGTGGGGCAGGACAATCTGGGACACAGGCTCCACGCTATATCTCAGGTATGGCATATGGTCAAGGACAAGCAACAATGCAACAGCAAGAATCTGCTCCTATGGCTGGACCTACACCTACAACTCAGGCTGCAGCACCTATGGCAATGCCATCATTACCGCAACTAACACCATTGACATCGCCTACAGAACGCCCAGATGAGCCTATAACTGCTGGTATGGATTTTGGTGCAGGTCCTGGAAGTGAAGCATTAAACCTACCTCGTGAACGTCCACTGTCTGAGACATTGGCAAGTATGCTTCAATTTGATTCAACTGGAGACGTACAGGCTATTTATGACTTTGCTATTTCAAGAGGACTTTAATATTGATAAAAAACTTAGCATCCGAGTCGCCAGGATTAGCGGCAGCCGCACTACAGGCTAACGCATCCCCAGAGGACATTAATCGCCTTAATGCGCTTGTTCAAATTTCTAAAATTCATAATAATCTTATTGCAATGCCACAAAATGAAGCATATGCAAAATATCAATCTTATAGTAAAGATACACAAAGTGCTCTTTCGGAATTGTATCATCCAAAATATTCACAAGAAGATAAAGGTTTATTTGGCAACACGCTTCGTGGAATTGTAAATATTGCTAAGTCATCCGTTCACTATGGTGGAAGTTCAACTGCTGATATTCTAAAACAAGTTTTTTCACCTAACCCAGTTTTGCGTGCAGGTGTTGAAATTGGAAAATATGGACTAACTGCAGCAGTAAGTGAAACAAATCCAGTTGGTGGATTCCTTAGTGATTTAATGCGTCCTGCTAGAAAATTAATTAAACAACCATTACAGGCTCAAATTCTTTATGAACAACAAACAAATAACAATTTACTTGAAGACTGGAAAAATGTTGGTCGTGTTTGGGGTCAAGGAATCCAGGAACTTCTTCCAGGTGGTCAGGATATTACATCAAACTACACAGGTGGTGGATGGAAAAAATATTGGGCAGAGGCTGCAGATTCGGAAACAGTTTTCCAACCAGATGCTGTTAAAGTAATTGAATCCGAGATAGACCCAAGCGTTGCATATCTTGCTAAAACACTTTCTTCTGGTAAAGACCTTGTTGGCGAATTTGATAATTATAAAAATGACGCTGGCATAACATCTTTAGTTGCACTATGGACTGGCGGAGATGAAGAGACAGAAAAACAAATTGCTTCTGCTGTTTCTCGTTATGAAAAGGCTAAAATATCTCCAGGACGTGAGTTTGCAAGAAGCGTAGTTTCTTTATTTCCATATAAGGCTGAAAAAGCAATACTTGGTGATGGTCCTGAAAGAGCATTTTTTACAGCACTGTCACTACCAATTGACTTTGGCGTAACCTTTGGTCTTGACCCAGTAATTCTTGCTGGTAAAGCCCGACAGGCTGCCTTGATTGGAAAGTATTCTATTCTAAAAAATGGAGCAACATCTGAGTCTTTTGCTCAGGCTGTTGAAAAACTTCCTAAAGTACAAAAGTATTTTGATGAAGCAGGAAAACTTATTAAAACATATAAGTCTGGTAACCCAGAAGAGTCTGCCTTGGCATACACAATGCTCCGTAATCGTTATCGCGAACTGCATCCTGACTTAATTGATGATATGGCAAAATTTGGCGTTAAAGATGCCAAGACAACAGTTAACTTTTTTCAGGGTCAGATTGATATAACAGCACTGCTCAATGGTTCTTCAATGATTTCAAAAGTTCCACTATTGCCACGATACACAGTTGTTGACTCAGCAACCAATGCTTTTAAAAACGTTGCGAATAAGATGCTTGGAACTCTTAATTACAGAGCACTTAACATTCCAGCAGAAGCGGAAGACCTTGCAAAAGTTGTATCTGAAAACCCAATCTTTTGGGCTGAAAAAGTAGGAGTCACTGAAACTTTCGCAATTGGTCCAGATGGAAAACAGATTGCTTTGTACACTCAACGTGACAAATCTGTTGCTGCTCGGATTGATAAATTTGTACGTTCGTTTGAAATTGCTCCTAAGCAAGAACGACTTATTTCTGTTTCTGATGGCTCCAGTGCAGATAAAATTTTCGCAATGGCACGTGCTGGTGGAATGGATAAAACATCAGCATCTAGGTTTAGAACATACTGGATTAGTGCTGACGAAGGCGAAAGACTTATTGTTCTTAAGGCTTTACTAAAGACCATTGGTCGCGGTATGGGTCTTGAGTACTCAGCAGTGGGTCGTAGACTTCTAGCGGGAATTGATGAACTGTCAACAGAACTTTATTCTGTAAGCCAGAGCACTGTAAATCTTGGAGATATTAATAAATCAGCAAGACTGGCTTCTGGCGCAAACATTCCCTCACCATCTGGAATACGTAAAACAGTTCAAGATACTGAAAGAGCCGTAACCGCAGAAGGCAAGGCTGGACGAGTCAATGCCTCCATTGTTGCCGAAATGAGCAGACTAACTGCTGAGCGTAAGGCACTTGCAGCAGCGAAAAAAGAACTTAAACTTCAGGCTAAAACTGGCATAGACGTAACTGACAAACTTGAAACAATTGATACGCAATTAAACATTATTGGCGCTCAATGGAATAAACTAAATAAAGCCCGTGCTAGTGTTAAGGGTGCAATTACTGAAGGTGAGATTCCTTCAGATGTTATTAAATTTAATGCTGCAGAAATTGATGGCGCCCAACGTGCGATTCGTATGTATCAACTTGAAAGTGCTCGTCTTCTTCCAAACTTTAACGAATGGCGTGAGGCTGCAGCACGTTCTGGAGTTGCTAATAAAATAGCGGGTGGAATTTCTAACAATGAGGCAGCACAGGCTATTACAGATGTTTGGTCATTTGGAAACCTATACCCACGTCTAGGAATTCGTACATCTGTTGAGGAGACTGGAACACATATCCTTGTTAACGGTGCAGAAGGATTTGGTCTGTGGCTTAAGGGAGGAGAAATGTCCCGTGCTATCAGACTTAACCAGGCTCCTGGTGTCAAAAATAGAATTGCAAAATCAAAGGGATACCTTAAAGAAGTAGAAACAACAAATCTTGGCATCCTATATAATTCATTATATAAAATTCTTAAGAAGACAAAGACGAAAGAAGAACTTATCGCTTTGTCAAATGACCCAGAAAAATTGGCTGAGGCTGTAACTCAGTCAGTTCTTACTAATCGCTTCCGTCCATCATTCCTTAATACTCGCTTTGGTAGCAAAGTTGCTGACTGGGCTGGAGATTTTGTACGCTTTGATGGCAGACCAATGATGGAAGATATTCTAGGTTCTTCATATCGTGGAGATATGCGTCTATCTAATGTTGAAGCCCGCAGCAAGGCTCTGTCCCAATACGGTCCAAGCATTTCTTTGAACCCAAATATTACTGAAGCACTAAAGGGTATGAAGTTTAAAGATGAGTTTACACAAATTGAATCAAGTAGTGAAGGATTCTTGGTCAATTGGTTACTTGAATTAAATAATACAGTTGGTAAGCGCAACGGTATGTTTGGAAACATAGTACTTTGGAATGCACATAAATCAGAAGATGAAGTTGTTGCCAAACTTGTTGAATATATCCAAGGTGATGGTGCAGAACTTGCCAATAGATTTGCAATTTTTAAGCAAGTTGGAGCGCAAAACTTTGCTGAACGCATTTATTCTGATGCGACATACGCTTTGCGTGATTCATCTGGTAGATTAAACATTAAACTTGTTAATGCAATTCGTGACAAAAAGGGTATGGACGAATTTACCCTTGATGACCTTGCTAAGTTTGATATTAAGTATGCTCGTCCTGATTCAATTCTTGGAAAAGAACTAATTCCAATTTCACAGGGTGATGCACCTAGCCTTATCCGTAGAGTTATGGATAATGGCTACGGATGGGTTGGAAAACAAATTGCTCTTCTTGATAGGGAGCGAATTACATATGGAAATTATATTATGTACAGAGGCGAACTTGAGAAATATCAAAAAACTCTAAAAGATAGTATGACTCGCTCTGGCGCTACGCCAGAACTTGCAGATAGTATGTCAAGAATGGCTGCTCACGACCTAGCCTTAACATCTGCTCGCAATAGAACGCTTGCTTTTGTTGATAATGCTGACGTAAGAACTAATCTTGCAGCAAGTCTTAAGACATTTGGACGCTATTACAGAGCAACTGAAGACTTCTGGAGACGCTTAGGAAGAATTGCAAGCCAAAGTCCAGAAGCAATCGTCCGCCTTGCTATTTTAAATCAGACTTTTGAAGATTCTGGACTTGTTCACACTGATGACAAAGGTCAACTTTATTTCACCTATCCTGGTGGAGATATTCTAAATGATGCCCTTAATGCTTCATTGTGGAAAATGTTAGGAATCTCTATAGAACAGCCACTTCCAATAACATATGGCGGTTACGTCAAGATGCTTACACCATCTTTGGACCCTCAGTCTGCGGCACCACGTATTGGTGGACCACTTGCATCTGTAATGGTTGCAGCATTTGAACAGTTGCCATTTGTTGGTGATTTTATCAAGACACACGAACAAGTAATTACTGGTGGATTTAATCCAGACCAACCATTGTGGCGCAAGATTCTGCCAGCACAGATACTTCGTATCCTAGATATCGGTATTGGCGGAGATGCTAACGTAGATGCAAGATTCTCTGCAATAGTTAAGTCAATGCGTATGTTGCAGTCTATTGGTATGGGACCAACTAAGCCATCTGAAATAGATAAATTCTTGCAGGACTCAACTATCCAGGCTATTAATCAGCAATTTGGAAAAGTAGTTTTTGGGACAATGGCTCCAGCATCTATCCAAGCGTTTGAAAACCAAACACTTCCAAAGGAACTTATTCGTTCTGGTGCATTTACTTGGAACTCAGAATTTATTAAATTCCTAAATCGTCACCCTAATGACCCACTCGCATACAGCAAGGCTCTTATAGAATTTGCAAAGATTTATCCTAGCAAATTGGTGTTTACTGTATCTCCCACAACTGCTGGAACTGAAGCCAACTTCCAGAAGTCATTTGAAGCAGCAGAATTTGTAAAGAATAACAAGAAATTGTTCTTAGAGCACAAACAGGGCACAGCATTCTTTATTCCAATTACTGGTGCAAGTGATGTGCAATCTTATCAATACTTAAAGAGCAATGGGTTTGTCAAGAACAAACAAATTGAAGACTATTTAGTTCAAGTTGCCACAGCAGAAGCACGCAAGCAATATTATGCTGTAAGTGATGATTGGAATTCTAAGATTGCTGGAAGTAGTGACCCTAATTATAAGAAGTATGCTAGGTTTAAACTAGAAGAACAACAACAGCAACTTAAAAAGATATTCCCACTTTTGCCACTGGCTCTATCTGGCGGAGATATTGTTAAAACACAAAATGCCCTAGATGATTTGCGTGAAATAATTCTAACAAACAAGGCTCCAGACAAAGAACTTGCTAAAACCTTTATGTCAATGATTACAATGTATGACGACTATAAGAGAAAAACAGAGGCTCTTGGAAATAGTCGCAATGATTCTAATTATAAGAAGTTCCTTAAAGATGATACAAAAGATAACTTAGTAACAATTTCAGATAAAAACCCAAGCGCACAAGCGGTCTATTGGACATTACTAGAACCATTGATTGGAGATTAATATGGCTGACGGATATGTTGACCAAGACGGCGATGGTGTACGCGTTTGGAAAGGTAAAAAAGAAGACCCTGGAATTATTTCATTAGAAGAACAAGACATTAATGATAAAGATAATTCAGTAGGTGCCTTAAAGCCTACCTCTGGCGGAACGGAAGACCCTGCTTATAAGGCTTGGTTAAAAGAAAATGAACTTTTATCAAAGCCATCAGTATCCATCTCTGACCAAAGAGAAGTAACTGCAGATATCAATGCTGAATTTCAGTTAGCATTTGGAGAGAATGCCCCTAAAGAAATTGCCAAGGCTTACTTCAATGAGATTAGAGCACTTCAATCTAGTCGCGTTACTGGTGGAACCAAGTCTGGTTCTAAGGTAAATGTCAATGTTCAGGGTGTATCCGCTCAAGAAATTAAAACTATTCTTCAAAAATATATTGCTGCTGCCGCAGGGGATAAGATTAACGCTGCTGCAACAGGAGACCCAAAAGCAATTGCTGCGCTCACAAGGGGCAACTTCGGTCTAACATATACAACTTTAAAAAATGCTTACGCTGATAATGGAATTCCAATTAATGCAAAATCACTTGGAAGTCTTGTTACAGATTCGTTGAGCAATCCAGAAAAATTAAAGTCAAACCTTAATCTTATTAATCTTCAGGCTAAAACATATTTTCCAGCCCTGGCAGACAAAATTGATTCTGGATACACAGTAAAGCAATTGCTTACTCCTTATCTAAATACTAGAGCAAATATTCTTGAAGAAGATGCTGACACTATTGATTTAAAACAATTACAAAGTGTAGCAAAAGACCCTAAAGGTTTAATGGGACTATATGATTATGAAGTTTCTCTACGTAAAGACCCTAAATGGAAAACAACTAAAAATGCTTTGGACACAATGGGTGGACTAGCACGAGATATGACCAAGATGTTTGGATTGGGAGCATAATGGCTGGCGCATTTGATAGAGATTATGATATTAAAACAGGCGCTACACCCACTGGACCAACAGCGCCAATTTATAAAGACCCTATTCAGGTAAAAACAGAGTTAGGTGCTACTCAAAAAGAATATATTGACACTAGAAGTAAAACACGTGTAGAACTTGATGGCATTGTAAAAACTCTTGGGCAAATTAAAGCAGAAATTGATAAAGACCCTGTTTCTACAAAGTATAACCTTAACGGAGTAGAAGTTACCCGTAAAGAACTTTTAGCATACTATGAAGACACGTCTGCTAGTACAGAATTAGCATTAAAATTACAAACAATTATAGATGCAAATGATAATGCTAATGCTGGTGCTAATAAACAGGCTCAAGAATTATTAAAGTCAGATGCTATTTTTACATCACAAGGTACAAGTGGCATATCTAATACTGGCAAATACTATCTTAATGGTGTAGAGGTAAGTAAAGAAGAATTTGGAAATGGTCCTACTGGTATTAATCGTGGCGGTGGCTCTAGTGGGGGCACTGGTACTGGCGGCACTGGTGGCACAACACCCACAATTGGAACTGGACCAACTACAGGCACGGCAAAAATGGATGCAATCGCTGCAATTAGTGCCTTGCTTTCCTCGTATGGACTTGGCGACCTAAGTGCTCCAATAACTGAAGCAGTTCAAAAAGGTTATACAAGCGATACCATCCAATTGATTATGCAAGACCCTAATAGTAAAGACCCATTAGCGGTTGCATTTCAAACAAGATTTCCTGCAAATAAAACACGCCTTACCGCTGGAAAATCAGTATTAAGTGCAGCAGAATATCTACAAGCAGAGCGTTCATACACACAAGTTCTTCAATCATATGGTGTATCCAATCTTGCTACAAAAGATAAATTAAATTCTTTTATTTCAAATGATGTATCAGCCACTGAGGTTGCTGACCGTGTAGGTCTTGCTATTGACAGAGTAAAGAATGCTGACCCATTTACAAAGGCTGCTTTAGCACAATATTATCCTATGCTTAATCAAGGAGATATTGTTGCAGCAGTTCTTGACCCAGCAGAAGGATTGCCAGCATTAAAGCGCAAAGTTACAATTGCTGAAATTGGTGGCGCTGCTGCAGTACAAGGTCTTAAGACTGGACTTTCTACCACAAGTGGAGTTCAAAGTGGGTATGAAGGAGTAGAAACTGGCTCACTAGGAGCAGAGGCATTGGCTCAATTTGGAATCACTCAAGACCAAGCCCGCAAGGGATATGAATATGTAGCAGATGTTTCTCCAAGAGCAGAATTTTTATCAAGCATATCTGGCGGAGAAGATTACACAAGACTTGAAGCAGAGCAAGAAGCATTCCTTGGTTTAGCATCTGCTAAGAGAAAAAGAGTGTCTTTAACCGAACAAGAGCAATCAAGATTTTCACAAAAGTCTGGACGCGTCAAAACAAGCCTTACTGATATGAGTCAAGGTCAGTACTAAAATAGAATCCTGAGCGGACCCACCAGCCCCGCCAGCGTATAAGACTGGTAGCAAGAGCCAGCCTAGTTCCCCGACTAGAATCTGAGGCTTGCGACTACAACGAATAGAAGGGTGGGTTGCTATGAGCAACAACTACTGGGATGAAGACGAAGACGACCTAGATA